AATAAGCTGTCTGCCAACGCCAGATAGTAGTCTGGGACCAAAATTGTTGGCATATTCAGCATTGCTAAGTTCTGTACCTGTGGACACAGGCATGAATGCCTTCATGAACGTAAGATCGTCGGCCAGGGTGTTTTCACATTCCTCGCTCAGAGCTACGTCAAAGATTAGATCATAGGGTGTCTTATCTTCATAGCGCAGGTCCAGGACCCAGGCCAGACTTTCGGATTCGGTTGGATCACGAAGCAGCAGTGTATTGAAAACACGAATTACAAAGAGCTCATTACTCTGCCCTGGCCAATTACCAGCAACGTTCTCATAGGGAGAAAATTCTCCGCTCAGTGTTGTACGGTCCAGGAAAATTTCAATAATGTTTTCAATTGAATCTATGAGCTGGGCATCTACTACTCGAGCTGTAGCACCGCTGGTTGAGCCAACAATTCGTTGTCCAATTAGATTTTTGACACGATTGAAGTTACCGTTTACACGTATGCTAAGTCTGCTTTTCCAGCGTCCGCCACTGCCCTTTAGGACCTGAATTTCAGGATAGTAAAATTCAACGTCGCTGTTATAGAGCAGACGGAATAGTAGACGTACAGCCTTTTCCGAACCCTTGTGCTGATATAGCTCATTGATCTTTTTCAGGGTGAGCTTTTTATCGGCCTCGGGGTTTAGAGGAAAATCAGCACAGTAATTCTTGTAAAAGTATTCTACGAACTCGTCAACACTGTCATCGATGCTGGCATATTGCTGAATGTTCTGAATAATTTCCTGAGGCATTTTCTTTTGCTCAAGATATTCGTAGTATGCCTCAGCGAAGAACACGAACGTTTCATAGTTGTGTCTGATATGGTCTGGCAGCTGACTGCCAGCCAGTGCACTAATACGTTGATCCAGAAATTGGCTTGCCATTATTCGCTAACTGCTGTAACTGTAATGTTTAGACCTGGGTTCAGGCCCGCTAGTGGAACAAAGGAACTGTCATCCAATGTAAGCAAAAGATTTCTGGCTACATTGACATCATAATTGGCTTCCTGAACATCTGCAGTAAATCTAAGATCTGTGATACCTGCGGGAAAGCCTCGGGGTACGAATTGGTTAGTGCTTACTTCACCAGTGGCATAATTTATGACACCCTGCTCTGGTAATAGTAAACTGCTGGTTCCTGTGCTTATATTTACCTGCCAAAGTTCCAGGCTTCCTGAGCCATTGTAGTTTGGAGGGTTGCCAGCGTTGTCACGATAGTATACGGTCTTTAGCTGATCATCGGAATCCAGGATTGTGAAATAAGTACTGCGCAAACTGTTTGGATGGATTCGGTTATAGAATTTGATGTTATTGAAATTGCTAAACTCATTGGCTACGTTTAGACGAATGTCCAGACGACGCTGTAGCTTTAGGCTGATGAGGATGCTGGTTATGCTAGTATCCAGGGTATCAATTTCATTCAGGAATCTATAATAGATGAATTTCTTATTGAACTTTTCTAGCTCTTCATCGAAGTAATTTTCTGTACGGCTACGAATCAGTGTCTGCAGACGTGCAGCACTGCTGCCAGCCAGGTTTGGATTGTACTTGACTGCAATGTTCAGTCCCAGATACAGATACTCTGGATCTACAATCTCAGGAGTCAGGGCCATGACTTTTCGTGAGCTCAGAATATCGAATTTGATTTCTTCTTTGGTTGCTTCGCTCAGAGCCAGGCCTGTTGTTGGTTTGGCACTGATGAAAATTTTACCATACACAGGTGGATCATTTTCCTCACCACCCCAGACGCTGATACTTTCAATGCTGGGCTTATTGTTTAGGATCAGAGCTTCATAGTCATTCTTGGTAACTGCACGATCCTGAGCAGCTCTGATCAGCGGTGCCAGGAATTTGATTTCGTTTATGCCTTGCTTGGCACTACCATAGGCTGGACGACTCAGTACACTGCGGGCAGTGATCGTGCTGGTTGTTAGATTGGTTGGTGTGGTATTCAGAGTAAACGCCAGAGTTTCTGAACTCAGGGCATTGGCTTCGGCTCCATTAGTGATCAGATACTCAATGATAACAATGTTACCTGCACTTAGTTCGTGACCAACAACACCGTCACCAAAATAAATCTGATAACGTCCAAACTGATTTTCTTCTAGGAAACAGACACGACCATTCTTGAGAGTGCCGTCAATGCCGTCAATGCTGCTGGCAACTCTGTAAACCTGACTGTTGGTATCTGTGGCACTGTTCTGTACTGTTACAATGATACTGCTGGTGTCAACATTGTCATTGGGCAATACGTATTTTTCAGCTGGGCCTGGAGCACGAACTGTGTAACGGAAAATCTCAGGCGTACCTTGCTTGAGCTCAACGTTCTGGAAATTGAAGTTGCCGCCAATACCAAAGGCATTTACTGCCTTGGTGTTCACAAAGCTATAATTTGTGCCATTGATGTTGAAGTTGAAAACGCTGAATCTTTCCAGGACTGCAGTTGCCCCTGTGGTTACTATGTCTCGGACAGTAAAGTTTACTGTGGCTACAGCACCACGAGCACTGCGCGGAACAAAGCCCAGATGTCTGGCAATGCTTACTGCGCTTTCTCTCTTGACTGCACTGTCCAGGAACATTTCATTGGCCAGCATGTTGGCAATGTAGGCATTGTAATGCGTGTTGTAGCTCAGTAGGTCCAGTAGGACACTAAGCGCACTGCCCTCAAAATCATAGCTGTTCAGTGTATCCTGGTCTCTGAGGAAGTCTCTGAGATTGGCTTTGATTGTATCAAAATCTAGTTCAGTAACTCTGAGATTTGCCATTATCGTACTCTACTTAGGAATGTGGTGACCGTTACAGGGCGTGGGTCATTGGTGAACCTGAAGGTTACAGTTACGCCCAGGGTGTTCAGATCGTCCTGGGCATTGACATCGACGTTTATGACAAAAATTCTGGGCTCAAATTTTACCAGAACGTCATAGACTGTCTGACGTACAATAACCTCAGTCATGGGCGTGAAGTTCTCAAACAGCAGATTATGGACCTGGCATCCTAGTTCTGGATGAAAAGGTCTCTCGTAATTTGCAGTAAGTACCAGATTTCGTATAGATTGCTTTACGGCATTCTCATCATTCTTGACTGCCACATCATTGTTTGCAGCCAGACTGAAATTGAAATCCAGGTCTGTGTAGGTTCTAGTTTTTCTAGGCATATCTTATTTATTAGCCTGATCGGACGGTTCCTGAAACGACATTGACGGGATGCCCACAACTAGCCAGGTCGCCATGACGGACCACAGCCTTACCACCAATTCTTACTGTGGCACTGCCCTGTGTTAGGGTGACACCAGTATGACTAGATGGATGATTTGCAACAGCATCGCCAACAACGGCAACTAGTTTACCACCATAACTAACAGTGCTCTGGCCACCACCCAGTATCAGCCCACCGCCAACAGTGTCGGTCTGTACTCGAGCAACCAGGGGCGCGGTCATGCCAGCGCCACCAGACCCTGACTATGTGTCTTGTTATTCCAGAATGTCAGAACCTGATTTCGATTCTTTTGATCATGACTGAAACTAATGTGTATCCAGGGGTTTCGTGTATAACTTGAATATTCTAACAGTAATTGGTCATAGTTTAGTGCCTGTGCCAGCATGTTAGCAATTTTGAAATATTCGCTGGCTGCAACACCTTTGAACTGTATATCCACGGCCTGACCCTTGGGATGCTGACTCTTGGGATTGTCGCCAAAGCGTCGGAATCCGCTGGTAATGTACATGTTAGGATACAGGTTGAATACTGGCTCACAGATGTTCAGGGCAACTGCCTGAAGATTTTGCAACAACTGACCATAGCTTAGACCGCCCTGTGCTTGCAATGGTGTTGCGCTGCAGGCTGATCTGGAGGTTAGCATGGCCAGAGTAAAGTTTGGACTTAGCTTGAAGTTATCAGGAGCCTCAGTCAGTCCCAGACAGAAATCGCTGGGGTTTACAATTTGTTTGTTGTTTGTAGAAACAGATTTGACTTCGCTGGCCTCGGTTGGTTTGGCTTCGAGTTCATCCTTGGTAGCCAGGCCTTTGCTGATTAGTTTTTCTTTGAGCTGTCTCTGTACCTCGGGATCATCGCTCTGCTCTTCGGCCTGTACACAATAATTTGTTGCAATTTCAATGGGCTGACTATCAGCCACCTGGACTGTAACAAAGTCTTTACGGCCCGCCATGAGACCTGCAAAACTGTTTCTGGCACCTTCG